ACTTGGCAAAAGTTGGTGTAAAAAGATATATTGATGAAAAATTAAAGGTTTTAGAAAATGAAAGGACAGCCTCTGCCAAAGAAGTGCTTGAGTTTCTGACCAAATCAATGAGAGGTGAACTTGATGAGGAAACTGTAGTTGTTGAGGGAACTGGCGATGGAACTAGTGAGGCAAGGATAATAAAAAAACAAATTGGATTGCGTGAAAGAATTAAATCGGCAGAATTGCTTGGTAAACGATATAGATTGTTTACGGATAAAGTTGAAGTTGAAGGAGTTGTGCCTGTTATGATTGTAGGTGAGAGCGAACTTGAAGAGTAAGAAGGTTAAACTGCCAGAACTGGTTGGAAAAGGATATAAGGATTTTTGGAACTTCAAAGGAAGGTACAGAGTTTGTAAGGGTAGCCGGGCGAGTAAAAAAAGCAAGACAACGGCATTATTTTTTATTTATTCAATGATGAAATATCCTGGAGCAAACTTGCTTGTAATAAGAAAAGTTTACAGGACATTGAAAGACAGCTGTTTTACAGACTTGAAATGGGCTATAAATACACTTCAGGTGAATGATTATTGGTCAGTTAAGGAAAGTCCATTGGAGATAATTTATATTCCTACAGGGCAGAAAATACTATTTAGAGGACTGGACGATCCGCTTAAAGTTACTTCAATAACAGTTGAAACTGGAAATCTATGCTGGGCGTGGATTGAGGAAGCCTATGAGATAAACAAGGAGCAGGATTTTAATATGCTTGACGAAAGTATAAGAGGTACTGTTGAAGAGCCTTTATATAAGCAGATTACACTCACGTTTAACCCTTGGAACGAACGGCACTGGCTCAAAAAAAGATTTTTCGATGTTGAAGACGAAAATATAATGGCAAAGACAACCAACTACATGTGTAATGAATGGCTTGACGACAGTGACAAGAAACTGTTTGAGGATATGAAGAAAAATAACCCTAGACGTTATCAGGTGGCAGGGCTTGGAAACTGGGGAATTGTTGAAGGGCTTGTTTATGAGAACTGGGAAGAAAAAGAATTTGATGTCAATGAAATTTCAAAACGTAAAGGTGTGAAATCAGCTTTCGGACTAGACTTTGGGTATACCAATGATCCGTCAGCATTTTTCTGTGGGCTGATTGATGTAGCAAATAAGGAAATTTATGTGTTTGACGAGATTTATAAAAACGCAATGAAAAACCGTCAAATCGCTGAAGAGATTATCAGAAAAGGCTATGGAAAAGAAAAAATTGTGGCAGATAGTCAAGAGCCTAAGTCAATTGACGAACTTTATGATTTAGGATTGAAAGGTATAAGAAAGTCACGAAAAGGTAAGGATAGTATAAACAACGGAGTTCAGTATATACAAGATTATAAAATTATTATCCATCCTAGATGTGTGAATTTTATAACTGAAATATCAAATTATATGTGGGATAAAGATAAATTTGATAATCCAATAAATAAACCAGTTGGTGATTTTAACCATTTAATGGATGCTATGAGATATGCGCTAGAGAGCTATTCAAAAGGCCCTACATTTTCTTTTGATTAAGGAGAAAAAATGTTTAAATTTATTAAGAAATTGTTTAGGAGAAAAGATAAAATGGGAGAACAGAATATCAATCTTAGCGAAGTTGAAAATATTATAATGTGGTATTTTGCGAGTCGGAAATATAGAGAAATGAAAGATGGGAATGATTATTATCGTGGGAAACATGACATACTTTTTAGGCAAAGAACAGCTATCGGAGAAAATGGTGAATTGACAGAAATTCACAATTTACCAAATAATAGAATAGTGGATAACCAGTATAAAAAATTGGTAAAGCAAAAAGTAAATTATATAATTTCTAAAACTCCAAGTATTAAAAGCGAGAATCAGGAATATGATAATAAATTAAATGAACTGTTTGATAAAAATTTCCTTAAAATACTAAAAAGAGTAACCACTGATGTCTACAACAATGGACTTGGGTGGTTATTTTTGTATGTTGATGAAACAGGGAAATTAAGATTCAAGAGATTAAATTCAGTTGAGGTTATTCCTGTCTGGCTTGATAATGAGCATGAAGAGCTTGATTATGCAATAAGAGTTTACAGTCGAGAGATTTATAAAAATGGGACGTATGATACTGAAAACTATGTTGAGATTTACAGAAAGTCTGGAGTTGAGTATTACAAAATGAACAATACAAAACTTACGGCAATTGAAAAGAAGGCATACCTAAGTGTTGATGACAAGCCTTACAACTGGCAGAAAATACCGCTTATATGCTTCAAAGCCGACGAGCTAGAACAATCCTTGCTTAAAAGAGTAAAATCGCTACAGGACGCTTTAAACACGCTTATAAGTGATTTTATGAATAACATGCAGGAAGATAGCAGGAATACAATTTTAATCATTAAAAATTATGACGGTGAAAATTTAGGCGAGTTTAGAAGAAATCTTTCCACGTTTGGAGCGGTTAAAGTTCGTGAAGACGGAGAAGTTTCTAGTTTACAGGTTGAAGTGAACGCCAGTAACTATGAAAGCATTGTGAAGCTGCTAAAAAAGACCATAATTGAAAATGGCGGAGGATTTGACAGCAAGGCGGACACTCTTGGGAATAACCCGAACCAACTTAATATACGTTCAATGTATTCAGATATAGATTTGGAAGCAAATGACTTTGAAACTGAGTTCCAGGCAAGTTTTGAAGAAATGATATGGTTTGTGGCAAATCATTTGAAAAACACAGGGCAGGGCGACTTTATCAAGGAAAAAGTAGAAGTTGTACTTAATAGAGATATTCTTGTGAATGAAAGTCAGGCTATTTCAGATATTAGAAATTCGGTTGGGATAATTTCAGAGGAGACACTTGTTGCACAGCACCCTTGGGTAACTGATGTTCAGGAAGAGCTTGCAAGAATGAAAAAAGAAAACTCAGAACAAGAAATGCAAGAGCAAACTGATTATGGAAATTTTAGGAACGTTGCACATAACCGCAATGGTGATATAAATGAGTGATTATTGGAAAGATAGGTTTATAGAAGAAGAAAAACGCGTTAATAAAATGGCTGGAAAAGAAATAAAGAAGCAGCAAGCTGAATATGATAAGGTTATTGTTAGAATAAATCAAGATGTCGAAGTTTGGTATAATAGAATTGCTAAAAATAACGAAGTATCTTTAGCAGATGCGAAGGAAATGCTTAGTAAGAAAGAAAAACAGGAGCTCAAATGGACTGCGGAAGAGTATATAAAAAAAGGCTCCGGGAAAGAGGGGTTATCATTTCAAAAAGAACTTGAAAATGCAAGTGCAAGGTATCATATAGAGAGATTAGAAGCATTAAAACTTCAGGTACGAGCAAGAATAGAAAGATTGTACGATGATAATGGAAAAGGTTTTGAGGAGTACTTGTCGAGATTGTATAAAGACCAATACAATCATACTTTTTTTGAGATAGCAAAAGGTACTGGTATGGATATTGGTTCAAATTTGTATAAGATGAATGATAAATTGGTAGACACTGTTATTTCTAGTCCTTGGGCTTCTGATGGTAAACATTTTTCAGACAGGATATGGGAAGACAAAAATAAATTGATAAATACGTTACATATTGAAATGACTCAAGCGTTTATTCGTGGAGACAAGCTAGATACCTTAATAGAAAAAGTTGTTAAAAGAATGAATGCAAGCAGAAGTAATGTAGCAAGGCTTGTCTATACTGAAAGTGCCGCTTATGCTTCTAAAGCTAGAATTAAGACTTATGAGGATTTGAATATTGAACGATACGAAGTTGTTGCAACTCTTGATAGCAGAACTTCTGAAATTTGTCAAAGCCTTGATGGTAAAGTTTTTGAGTTTAAGGATTATGAAATTGGTACAACTGCTCCACCATTTCACGTCAACTGCAGGACAACTACAGCTCCATATTTTGAAGATGAGGAAGAAGGAGAACGTGCTGCAAGGGATAAAGATGGAAAAACTTATTACGTGCCAAGTGATATGAAATATAAAGACTGGGAAATTGAATATGCGAATAAAAGATTTCTCAATACAACTGTAAAAGTTCCTGAAGGAAGATATAGATTGCTTGGAAATATTAAAGATTCAAGGTATAATAGTGTAGAAGAGCTTTTGCAAAAATATGAAGAAAAAATAGTCAAAAATACCTATGAAAGTGCTATGGTTGTAACTGAGCGTGGAGAAATATATGTTATAAAAGGAGACAGCAATTCACTGCCAGTACACAAGATTGAAACGATTCCTTTTGAGAATGCTTCCATAACGCACAATCATCCAAAAGGATTGCATGAGTGGGGATTCAGTGGCGGAGATTTCGATATATTTAGAAACAACAATTTTAAGTATATGAGAGCAATTGATGAAAAATACGTACATGAATTGGATTCGGAAATTTATGGTGTCGAAAAATATTTAGAAGAGATAGAAGATTACATTAAGAAACCTAATGAGCTTTTAAAACTTGATGATGAAGAAAGAAATAGAGTGTTGCAGATGTATTTTGCTTCAGAAAAAAAATTAAGGTACAGGAGGTTCAATCATGGATATTAAAAATACAACATTTTACAAAAATTACATAAAAAATAGAGAAGAACTTAGAGATTTGATGAAAAGAAAAAAAGAAAGTCAAATAGATAAAGACGAATATATAAGGAAACATATGGAGTTAGATTCGTACGATTTTATATTCTCAGAATTAAAAAAATCTATAGAGTTAGGTGAACAAATAGATTTAGCTGATTTTTTCAAAGAATATGAAAAAGAAGAAATAAGAGAAGAAATATCAAAACTCCGCCAAGAGATAGGGTTGTTGATAGTATAGGAGATGGGATGGAAAATTTTAAAATAATATATAAAATATTAAAAGCAATAGAAGAAAGTATGGATTACGAGATATTTGACAGCTATTGTATTTCTTCTGAATACCTAGATGTAAGTAAAGAACGATGGAAAGTCCTTATGTCAGAGTTAATAGATAGTCAATATGTTAGCGGGATTGTAAAAGTACCAGTAATGGGTGCTAATTACGATATAAAAATAATAAAACCTCAATTAACGTTAAAGGGTATGCAGTATTTAGAAGAAAATTCAATGATGAAAAAAGCATATAATTTATTAAAAGGGATAAACGATACAGTGAAATAACAGAGCGACTTGAAAGGATAGAATTATGAAACTGAATACAGATTTAATAAGGGAACTGCTAATTTACATTGAGGAGAATAGCGATGGGAAAAATAGAATTCACGACATACAGATACAAGGTTACACAGAGGATGAAATAGAATATCATACAGAAGTGTTAGTTGAAGCTGGATATGTTTTAGGGGAATATATTTCAATAATGGGAAAAGGAAGATATTTAGCACCAGTGAGATTAACATTGGCAGGACATTCATATCTGGAAAACATTCGAAATAAATATATTTGGGCAGAAGTAAAAAAAAACATGGAAATAAAGGGAGTTAAGGCAACATCTCTGGATATTATAAAAGACTTTGCAAATAACTTTATTAGAAAAAAACTTGATATTTAAAAAAAAGTTCTTGACTTTTTACACGTTTACGTGTAATATGTAGATGTTAGGAGGTTAAGATGGAAAATAAGAAAAATATATCGTTTAAAGTAGATTCAGAATTCCATAAGAAAATAAAATTAAAAGCTACAAATATGGGAATTGGAATAAAAGAGTATATTTTAAATTTGATAAAAAAAGATTTGGAAAGTGAGGAGAAATAAAAAATAAGACCTCTTACAAAGAAGTCTTATGATATTTCTATCTCACCAATAGAATTATATCATATTGACTTCTAAAAATCAAAATATTTTAGGAGGAAATTTAATGGAAAACATTATGGATTTAGTAAAAATTGAAAGAAATAAAAATTACGGGTTAGTTGTCAGCAGTAGAGTTATTGCGAAAGGGTTGGGGAAAAGGCATTCTCATGTTATAAGAGATTTGGAAAATATACTTGAAACCCCCGTAAATTCAGAGAACCCAAATTTGGGCTTTCTGATTTTCCCTAATGAATACAGGGTTTCTAATCAAAAGAGAAAATATAAAGAATATCTCTTGACCAAAGATGGATTTATTCTTTACATGTTCAACATTCAGGGGCGTAACAAGTTTTTTAAAAAAGTTCTTGACTTTTGTCGCGATACATAGTATAATTGTGTCGAGATACAAGGAGAGTGATAAAGATGAGTAAAAGCAGAGCAGATTATTTTAAAGAAAGGAGAAAAAAATTAAAAACATTTAGCGTTAATATCAATAAAGAATTAGCTGAAAAATTAGAAGCAAAATTGGAAGACCTGAAAAAGACTAAAACAAGTTGGTTAATTGAAAAGATAGAGGAAGAGATTAATAATTAAAAAAAAACTCCCTTGTATGGAAACAAGAGAGTATATAATATAATTTATCTAAGCAATAATATTATACTATATATTCTCTTAAAAATCAAAACATTTTAGGAGGAAAAATGGATAATTTAATTGCAAAAGAAGTATGTTTTAAAAACAAAAAGATTAGAGCCATTGAAGAAAATGGAAAAGTTTATGTGGTAGTAAAAGATATATGTAATAATTTGGGGATGAATGAAGATCATTATAAAAATCAAAAGAAAAAAATTCAAAAAGACGAGCTTTTAAAGGTGGGGTCAAAATTAACCCCAGTTAATACAGGATTTGGAATTAAAGAAACTATGCTACTGGAACTTGATTACTTGCCAATTTGGTTGGCAAAAATAAATCCAGCGAGATTTAGTGATGAGTTGAAAAAAGAATTAATGGATTATCAGTTAAAAGCAAAAGATGTATTAGCTGAGGCTTTTCTGGGAAAAAGAAGAATGTATCCAGAATTGTTTTATGAAAGACAGAACAAAAGACTTCCGAGAGGGTTGCCGATTAGCCATTCAAAATTTCATAATAATGGAAAAGTGGTAATGCTGCTACAGGATTTGGCTGATGTTTTGGGTATAAGTAGATTTTCTGTTTCACAAAAAATTACAAACAAGACAGTTATTTCAGGGACAGACTTGCTAAATTTTAAAAAGGAAAATCCAGAAGCCAACAAAAGTAGTGCTTGTCTGACCTTAATAGATAAAAACGATGCAGTTGAAATTCTGTCTAAAGTTAATAATATTTCTGATATTGAAAGAGAAGTTGTTATTGAATATTTTGAACCTTATATGACTCTAGTGAAAACTACCGAACATTGGGAAAGATTAAAATCAATGCAGAAAGGTGTAACTGAGTCAGGATTACAACTGTTTCAGGAAATGAAGAAACTGGATGAGAGCCTTAAAGTGCTGCATGAAATTAAGAAAGATATTATAGGCAGAATGCAATTTATGAATTATGACATTCACGAATTAGAGAAATAATTAAATTTTACAAAGGTCACGATTATTAATTTAGTCGTGATTTTTTTTATTTTCGCCTTTTTAGAATTTGCAGGCGTAAAAGAACAAATCAGAAAAAAAATAATCTCGTTGGCATACAACGTAAAAAATGAATAGGAGTGAAAGATTATGAACAAAGAAGACCTGTTAAAATTAGGTCTGTCAGAAGAACAGGCAGAAAAGGTTCTATCAGTAAATGCTGAACAGTTGAAAGGATTTATTCCAAAATCAAGATTTGATGAAGTGAATAATACCAAAAAACAGCTGGAAAAAGATTTGAAGGATAGAGATGTGCAGCTTGAGAATTTAAAAAATAGTTCAGGAGATTTAGAAACGATGAAGCAGACTATTGAAAACTTGCAAAGAGACAATAAGGTGGCAAAAGATAATTTTGAGGCTGAACTTGCTAAATTTAAGCTGGAAAGTGCGATTGACACAACTTTACTTGGCTCAAATGTTATTAATACCAGAGCAGTTAAGGCTTTACTTGATATGGATAAAATCAAGTTGGACGGAGATGTTCTGATTGGGATTAATGAACAGTTAGAAGCACTGAAAACTGCTGAAGATAGTAAGATGTTGTTTAAAGTCACAGAAACAAAACAAAAAGAACCCAACTTTTCAGGGGTCAAACCTGGAGAAGGGAACACACAGAACAGTGCTGGCGATAGTGCTGGAAAAATTAAAACTTATTCTGAAATGATGGCAGAACAAAATTAAAATTATAGGAGGATATATTTATGGCAAAAGCATTATTTGACGCGAAACATTTTAATGGTGAGGTATTTGGGAAATATGTTGATACCATACCAAAATTAAAAAGAAATGAATTATTAAAATCTGGTGCAGTAAGAAATGCACCGCAGTATGTGGATATGATGAGCGAACAAACAGGAGGATATTATGTGACAACTCCTTTATTTGGTAGAATTGGTGGAAAACCTAATAACTACGACGGTAAAACTGACATTGATTCAACATCGATGAATACTTTCTCTCATTCGAGAGTTGTTGTAGGTAGAGCAAAAGGATGGGTTGAGAAAGACTTCTCACATGATATAACAGGAGGAGTTAATTTCATGGATCAAGTAGGATTACAGGTATCAGAATATTGGGATGACATAAATCAGGATTTATTATTATCAATTCTAAAAGGTGTGTTTGCTATGACTGGGGCAGACAATGAAAAATTTGTTGATGGACATACTTATGATGTATCAAAAGAAACTGATACGGCTAAGCAAGTATTTAATGTTACAACTTTAAACAATGCTTTACAAAAGGCTGTGGGGCAAAATAAAGCAAGATTTTCATTGGCAATAATGCACTCTCAAATAGCAACAAACTTGGAAAATTTAAAATTACTTGAATATTTAAAATATACGGATTCTGATGGAATAGAAAGAAATTTAACAATTGCAGCTTTAAATGGTAGATTGGTATTGGTAGATGATTCCATGCCTACTGAAGAAGTTCCAAAATCAGGGACAACTCCTGCGTATACAAAATATACAACTTATGTTTTAGGAGAAGGTGCTTTTGAATTTACAAATCCTGGAGCAAAAGTTCCATTTGAAATGTTTAGAGACCCTAAAACAAATGGTGGGCAAGACACTCTTTACTCAAGAGAAAGAATCTGTTATGCTCCATACGGAATTTCATTTACAAAATCAAGTATGGCTACATTGTCTCCGACTGATGCGGAATTGGAAATGGGTGTGAACTGGGAATTAGTAAATGATAATTCTACAGGAACAAAAACGTATATAGATCATAAGGCTATTCCTATTGCTAGAATAATTTCGAGAGGATAAAGTGGTATTTATGGAATACATCACAGATATTAAAGAAGATGTTAAAAATTATTTGAAGTCTTTAGATTATGAAATTGTGGATACTGATTTGTTTTTATTAGATAATGCTATCCAAACAGTAAAGTATTACATCTGTAATAAAACTAACCAAAAGAAAGTTCCCGAAGGATTAAAATATGTCTGGATAAATAGAAGTGCGGCAGAGTTTCTTGATTTCAAATTAAAATTAAATCAGCTTAATATACTAGGATTAAATTTTAACCGTATAGCGAAAGAGATAAGTGAAGGAAAAACTAAAGTAGTTTTCGATGATACTAAAAGCACAGGGGATAAATTTGAAGTATATTTAACGAATCTTTTAACTTATGGAGAAGAAGAAATACTAAGATTTAGGAGGCTGGTATGGTAAGTGATATTTTAAAAAGTGCAAAAGACGCAATAAAGTCTATGTGGAGTGGGCTATGCACGGTTTATAAAAATGAGAAGTCTAAAAATAAGTATGGTATAGTGATCTCTGAAAAAGTAGAAATATATAAAGATGAACCTTGTCATTTAAGTTTTGAAAATGTTAGCCAAGCAGACCAAACGGAATTAGGAGCGAATGTGTCTCAAGTTGTCACTCTTTTCATTTCCCCTGAAGTTTATATTCCTCCAGGGAGTATGATTGAAGTGACTCAAAACAATGTGACAAGAACATATAAACACAGTGGAATTTCTGCAATTTACACTAATCATCAGGAGATTATACTTGAATTAGAGCAGGAGAAAGCATAATGGCAAATTCAAAAATAAAAGTACAATTTGATGGTCTGAAAGAGTTTCAAAAAATAATTGAGTATATGGAAAAGGAAAAAGATCAGTTGATGATTGATACTATAAAAGAATTAGCTGCGAGATTGTTACGTAAAGTAATTAAAAGAACTCCTGTAAGTTCTCCTAATTTTGGAGTTGCTACTTACAAGAGAAATAATAAGAAAAAAGGTATAAAAAAAGGCGATACTATCTATGATAAAAAGGGTAAAGCCAGAGTTTTGAAAACTAAGACCGTTTCATATAAAAAAGATGGTAAAACAATCTCTAAAACCTATGGTGGTCAAGGTGGAACTTTAAGAAGAAATTGGACTGTTTCCGATGTGAGAAAAAATGGCGGTAATTATGAAATAGAAGTTTCAAACTCTACAGAATACGCAAGCTATGTTGAATTTGGACATAGACAAACTCCGGGAAGATTTGTTCCTGCTATTGGGAAGAGATTAAAAAAGTCTTGGGTAAAAGGTAAGTTTATGCTTACTATTTCTGAAGATGAATTAAAAAGGCAAGCTCCGGCTGTTATTGAGAAGAAGATTACCGAATGGCTTAAAAAGTTAGGAGGATAGATGTTAAATGAAATTGTAAATGGAATCGGATTAAAACTTTCAAAAAGTTTTAATGGAATAGATATTCACAAAGAAGAACTTGAGCAAGGTTTTGAAGAGCCTTGCTTTTTTATCGACTTATTGAATCCTGGTGAAAAGCAGATTATTGGAAATAGGTATTTGAGAAGTTATTTGTTCGATATTGTATATTTTCCTAAGAAGAAAAGTTCAGAAGAAATATTCGAGGTGTTAGATAAACTTTATTCGGTACTTGAGTATATTGAACTTGATGATAGTACACTTATTCGGGGAATTGATAGAAATTCTAGGGAAGAAGATAAAGTATTGCATTTCTTCGTTACATACGAAATGTTTATTTATAAATTAGACGAGGAAAAACCTAAGATGAAAAAACTAGATGTAAATAATGGATTGAAGGAGGATTAATATGACAGATATTAATAGTACTGAAAATAAGATACAGATAAAAAAAGAAAATGTTGAAAATAAATCAGAAGAAACTAAATTTGTAAAAAGTCAGATTATAAGTTCTGATAAATATAAAAACAGAGCAGATTTATTAAATGTTTTACTAGAAGATGATAAAGAATATACTTTATCAGAAATTGAGAAAAAATTAGAAGATTTTTTAAGTAGGGAGGTTAGATAATGGCTTATGGTGGCGGTACTTGGCTAGTACAAAATAAAGTTTTACCAGGTACATATATTAATTTTGTAAGTAAAGAAAGAGCTGAACTTGTATTTTCGGATAGAGGATATGCTGCGATTGGAGTTGAACTTGATTGGGGAATTGATGAAGAAATATTCAAAGTAGAAAATGGCGATTTTATTGAAAATTCTACTAAGTATTTTGGCCATTCCTATGACAGTGATAAATTAAAGGGATTAAGAGATTTCTTTAAATATACTCAAACTGGATATATTTATAAATTAAATACAGGTGGAGCTAAAGCGACAAATGCTTTCGGTAGTGCAAAATATACAGGAGAGAGAGGAAATGATATAAAGATATCAATCCAAGCAAATGTTGATAATGCATCGCTTTTTGATGTTACTACTTTTGTTGATTCAGAAAAAGTAGATGTTCAGACTGTAGCTGCTGCTCAAGATTTGAAAACAAATGACTTTGTAATTTTTAAATCGGATGCAACACTTGCTGTAACGGCGGGAACACCTATGACAGGTGGGACAAATGGAACTGTGACAGGTGCAGCACATCAAAAATTTTTAGATAAGATTGACAAATATTTTATCAATGTTCTAGTTTGTACTTCAAATGAAAAAACAATAAAAGATTTATATGTTCAATACACTAAGAGAATGAGAGACAAAGTTGGTGCTAAATTTGTATGTGTAGTTTATCGTGCTACTGATCCAGATTATGAAGGTGTGATTAATGTTAAAACTAAAACATTGGATTCTGATTTCCCTGAAAATTCAGCAGTTTACTGGGTTGGTGGAGCAGAAGCGTATTGTGCTGTTAATAGAAGTTTGACAAATCAAAAATATAATGGTGATTTTAAGCTCGAAGTGGAAGAAACACAAACAGAATTAGAATTAGCTGTAAAAGCAGGGTATTTCATATTCCATAAAACAGGAGATGAAATAAGAGTTCTGAAAGATATTAATTCGTTTGTTTCATTCATAAAAAGAAAAAATGTAGACTTCTCATTTGCTCAAGTGATGAGAACCTTAGACCAAATTGCTACTGATGTTGCAACAATTTTTAATAAAACTTATTTAGGTTCATCTAACAATAGTGAATATGATAGGAATGATTTGAAACGTGATATTTCAAAACATCACGAAACATTGGAAGATTTGAGAGCAATAAAAGATTTCAATGAAGAAACAGATATTACAGTAGTTGAGGGCGAAACTAAGGAAAGTGTACTAGTTACAACTAATATAAAACCTGTTGTAGCTATGGAAAAACTTTATATGAACGTAATCGTACAATAAAAGCTAAAGGAGTGTGGGAATAAATGGCTGATACAGCAATTATGAAAGGTAAAGACGCTATATCTGGAAGTCTTGCTAAGTGTTTTGTTACGATTGAGGGCAAAAGATTTAATTTTATGCAGGCTATAAATGTAAAAGCAGAAATGGAAAAGAATAAGGTTGAAGTTCCAATCTTAGGTAAAACTGGGAAAGGGAATAAAGCGGCAGGATGGAAAGGAACTGGAAGTGCTACTTTCCATTTTAATACGTCTATATTTAGAGAAGTATTGCAGGAGTATACAAGAACTGGTAAAGATTTGTATTTTGATATGCAAATTGTAAATGAGGATCCGACAGCAAGCGTGGATAAACAGACAATAATGTTGATTGACTGTAATTTAGATGGCGGAATTATTGCACAGTTTGATGCGGATGCCGACTATTTGGAAGATGAGTTTGATTTCACATTTGAAGATTGGAAACTTGTGGATAAATTTAAGCCGCTTGATGGAATGAATAAATAGGGAGTCAAAAACTCCCTTTTAAAATAATTTAGGAGGATATTTAATAATGAAAGATTTAAAATTTTTTTTAAAACAGAATACAATACCTGTGGAAAATCAGGAAGTGGAAATTTCAAAAAGATTCAAGGATGATCAAGGAAATTTTGTAAAATTTGAGATAAAGCCTATTTCAAATGAAATGGATGATATCTTAAGAAAACAAAATACAAGACAAGTTAAAAAAGCTAAAGGGGTATTTGTCCCAGAAACAGATACCCAAGGATACTATATGGATTTAGTTTTGAAATCATTAGTCTACCCTGATTTAAACGATAAAGAATTACAAGATTCTTGGGGAGTAATGGATTCAAAAGAATTAATAAATGCAATGCTGCTTCCAGGAGAATACTCGTCATTGCTTCAAGAAGTCCAAAAAATAAACGGTTGGGACATCAACATAGAGGACATTAAAGAAGAAGCAAAAAACTAATTGAGGCAAATGTGGCAGAGTATAATTACGCTTACTATTGCCTTCATAAACTTAAAATACGGCCAAGTGAATTTGCAGAAATGGATATTTATGAAAAAGGATTCATTATGGCCTGTATTGATTTAAAAATAAAAAGAGAAAAAGAAGCAGAAAAGGAATCTAAGAGAAAAGCTAGTCGCAGAAGACGTTAGGAGGTGGGAAATATGGCTACAATACAAAACAGTATAATCTTAAATGATAGAATGACACAGACATTCACAGCAATAAATAATGCAATAAGTGCAACAGTAAATAGTTTATCCAGTCTTGATGGAAAATCTATGAATATTAATACTGCTAATTTGACAACAGCAAGGCAACAATTAGCATTGGCTGATAACGAACTCCAGAAAATGAAAGGTGACAGTAAAGGGGTGAATGATAACCTGAGTAAAACACCAGGTATTGTTGATACAATAAAGAAGAAAATGATGCAGGTAGGTACAGCAATAGCAGGTGTTATGGGTGCAAAACAATTATTGGAAGCATCTGATCAAAATGCACAGATAACGGCTAGATTAAATCTAGTAACAGATGCACCTGAGCAATTAAAAAAACAGATTTATCAATCAGCAAATGATGCAAAAGTTGCTTATACAGATAGCATGAATCAAGTAGCAAAACTAGGTTTACTTGCAAAAGATGCTTTTAACAACACCGATGAAATTGTTCAGTTTACAAATCTTATGCAAAAAGCATTCAAGGTATCAGGAGCAGATGCAATGGAAGCAACAAGTGCAATGTATCAACTTACTCAAGCTATGGCAGCTGGAAAACTTCAGGGAGATGAATTTCGTTCTGTAATGGAAAATGCTCCAATGGTGGCTCAAGCTATAGCTAAATATATGGATGTGTCAGTTGGTGAATTGAAAGAATTAGGAGCAAAAGGGAAAATAACGGCAGATATAATAAAAAATGCTTTGTTTAGTGCTGGAGATGATATAAATGCCAAGTTTAAAACTTTACCTCTCACATGGTCCGACATTTGGACTCAAGCTAAAAACTTTGCATTGCGGGAGATGGAAGGCATACTTAAAAAGATAAATCAATTAGCCAACTCCCAAGCCTTTCAATCTTTTATAACTAATCTAAAAATTGGATTTATCGGGTTAAAAGCAGTAGTGAATGGGGTTGTAGACGGAATTGCCATGGCTGGGAAATTTATAGCAGATAATTGGTTAGTAATAAGTCCAATAATTTATGGAGTTACAGCTGCACTAATGACTTATGTAATTTGGCAAGGAATTTCCACAGCTTTAGAATGGTTAAATGTAGCGGCTAAAACGGCCCTAAATGTAGCAACAACTATTTTAACAGTAGCTAAAATTGCTTTAACATTTGCTCTTTACGGCTATACTGCGGCTCAAACTGTAGCAAATGAAGCAGCTTGGGCATTTCCTGGAACTTGGCTTGTGGCAATCATAATTGGGCTAATAGTAGTTATACTATGGGCTTTGGTTGTTACTGTACAATGGGCGACAGGAACTCAAAGTGCATTGGAAACAATTGGTGGAATGTGGTACTGGTTATGTGCAGTTGTTGTGGACGTATTTATCATAATTTGGGATATAATAGTTGTCTTTGTTTCAGTAGCCATAATAGCTTTTATTGCCCTTGGTGCTTTAGTGATAAATGTTTTTATAGGGATATGGAATGCGGGAGTGTGGCTTGTAAACATACTTTTGCAAGCGTGGTACTGGCTTGTTAATAATGCCGCAATGGTTTGGGCTTGGCTGAAAGTCACGATATGTAATATTTTAAAAGGAATTTATAATTTTTTTATAGGAGTCGCAAATGGATTTATAGATGGATACAACGCAATAGGAAGAGCTGCGGTAACAGTTGCAAACGGATTTCACAATGCTTTTGCCAATGCCATAAATTCTCTGGCAAAAATGGTTGAAAGTTTTGTTAATGGATTTTTACGAGGGTTAAATGAAATTGGTAAGGTTGTAGATTCTGTTATTGGTACGCATTTTTCAAATGGCGGGGCTCTTAGTATAAGTGTTGGCAGAGTTGGTGGCGGAGGTGGAGCTTCGTTTACTCCAGCTCAACATATTCAAGCTATGGCCTATGGAGATGCTAATGGTGTTAAAGTGGCACAAAAACAGGCACCTCAATTTGGATATGCAGGGTTTGCTAATCCTTCAGGGTTAATGGAAGGTGTTATGAATGGTGCTGGGAAGTTGGCTGGTACAAAACTTACTAATCCTAATGCAAACTTTGACAAAGGAAAAAATGATGTTAGAAAAGGTGTAAAAGGATTAACTGATGGACTTAATAAGGCAAGGGATAGTTTAACAGATATTGGAAAAGACAAGCCTATGCCAGACAAAGGAAAAGGCGGTAAAGATGGCGGCGGTGGTAAGGGTAAAGGAGACGAAGGTGGTGGAGGAAAAGATAAAAAAGATCCACATAGTAAAAGAACTGCTGACAATACAGGTAAAATGGCTGATAAAATGACAGATATGGATGAAGATATGAAATATCTGAGAGATGTTGCCGAAAAAGAATATGTAAATAAATTTACTACCGCTGAGATAAAAATAGATATGACAAATTACAATGATATTTCAAAAGAAGCAGATGCGGATGATTTTATAGACGCTCTTGGAGAAAGATTAGCAGAACACGTTTATACCGCAGCGGAAGGGGTGCATAACGATTAATGAGAACACAAGGTTATATATTTTATATTGATAGGGTGCTTTTACCTGTAGCACCTTCCTCTGTTACTGTTACGCATAAGAATATGAACAATGTTATAAATTTAATAAATGATGCGGAATTTAATATGCTAAAACAGGAGGGCTTGCAAGAAATAAGTTTTAAATTCATGCTTCCATCCCAACGTTATCCATTTGCTAGATATTTAGGATTCTATCAAAGACCAAGCTACTATCTAAATAAATTGAAAAACTTAAAGAAAAGAGCAAAACCATTCCAGCTAATAGTAATTAGGAATTATCCAAATTCTGGTCGTGCTTATTTTAGCACTAATCTCAAGGTATCAATTGAAGATTTTAGTGTAGAAGAAGATGCTGAAGAAGGAATGGATGTTTATGTGGATATTAAATTTAAAGAATTTATTGACCCTAGACCAAAACAATATATAAAAAATGCTGATGGAACTATGAGTATTCAAAATCAAAGGTGGACAGATAAAGTGGAAAGTCGAATAAAAGAAATGAAATATGGAGATAAAATATGGCAAGTTATTAGGAATGAAACTGGTGGTCTTGACCAGCTTCAAACTGTTATTGAAGTAAATGGGATTTCGTCTCTTACAGGTTTTGTATCAGATAAATTAAGGTTGTGGTAAAAAATGCTTGAAAATATATCGCAAAAAATAAAATCCTTTATGTCAAAACCAAATGAAGAAAGCTATGAAATGAAAAAGGATATTGAACTAGTAATTGCAAGTCAGAGTACTAAAACTATAGTTTCACCTCTAGTTACAAACAGTATAGAATTAACTTTAGAAAGAAAAGCAAGTCCAGGAAAATTAACATTCAAAATGATTTTTGATGAAAAAGTTCAAGAAGGTGATCAGGTAAGTTTGAAATATCGTGGACAAAATGTATTTTTAGGATATGTATTTGCTCGAAAACTTGGTAAAGATAACATTGTGTCGATTACAGCTTATGATCAATTAAGATATTTAAAAAGTAAGGCTTATTACGTTTTTAAAGGTAAAAAAGCAAGTGAAATTGTTAAAATGATTGCGGAAGATTTTAAACTCACAATCGGAGAAATAGAAGATACTGGACATGTATTCGAGAAAAGGCGTGAAGATGGAACAACTTTAATTGACATGATTCAAGGAGCTTTAAGTGATACGTTAAGATTTACTGAGAAAAGATATGTAATTTATGATGATTACGGGAAATTGGCATTAAAAGAGACTGAAACTTTAAAAATAAAAGATTTGATATTTGATAATACTTCTGGAAAGGATTTTGACTTTGAAAGTAGTATAGATAAAGAAACGTACAACCAAGTTGTACTTGACTATGTAAATGATAAGGAGAAAAAACTTGAGAAATATCAAGTATTTGATAGTGAAAATATCACTAAATGGGGACTTCTGCAATATTTTGAAAAAGTAAACAGAAGTAATGCGACAGAAGCTGAAAGAAGAGAACGTGCTAATAAGATGCTCAAATATTATAACCAAAGAACAAAAACTTTAAAACTTAAAGGAATATTTGGAGATGTTAGAATTCGTGGTGGTTCTTCTTTCATCGTTTACATGGATGTTGCTGAATTTAAACTTGCAAATTATATGTTAGTTGATAAAGTTACACATAAATTTGGGTTCAAGGAATATTTTATGGATTTGGATCTTGAAGGAACTATAGGTAAGGAGGAAGGACACGATGGCGAAACTAGAACGAGCACTCAAACAGATGATAAATAATGCTGTTGAGTATAATAAACCTTCTGAAATTTATGCAGGGAAAGTAGAAAGCACATCCCCTCTTACCATAAGACTCGATGTAAACGTACCTGCTTTGGAGGAAGATGAACTTATTTTGACACATTTAGTAAAAGATTATGAAGTAGACATCACCGTAGGACATTCAACAGAGGAAACAGAAATTGTCGAGGGTGCAGTGACTGACATAAAAAAACATAAACATGAGTATAAAGGACGAAAGAAAATAACAATTCATAATGGACTAAAAATAGGAGAAGGTGTTTTGCTAATAAGACAGCAAGGGGGGCAAAAATTTATTGTTCTTGACAGAATTGATGACCCACAAACAGAAGGTGAGTGGCTATGATACCAAAGATTGAAATAAGTGCAGATGTAATAATAAGAGAACAGCCTACAAAAACATACAAGATGGAACTTTACAAGGGAAATTATATTCTAGGATTTGTAGACGGTCAAAAAGCAATGGAACAAGCAATATATAAAATAATACGTACAGAACGGTACTAAATATATAATATATTCTTGGAATTATGGAATTGAGCTTAAAGATTTATTCGGAATGCCTGTTGAATATTGTATTGTTGAACTCGAACGTAGAATATCAGAAGCATTGCTTCAGGATAATAGAATAACAGCGGTACATAGTTTTGAATTTGATACCGAAAATGAAAGAGGAACAGTACTTATAAAAAAATTTGTTGCCGAAACATTGTTTGGAAAAATTCAAATCGATAATGGATTATCGGTAGCGATAATTTAAGGAAGGAGGTTGTTATGTTTGAAGTGATAACTTATGAAAAAATAATGGAAAAAATGCTTACAAGAATCCCTAACAATTTGGATAAGAGGGAAGGTTCTGTAATATGGGATGCCTTAGCTCCTGCCGCAATGGAACTAGAAAGTATGTATTTCGTGCTCCAAGATTTTATTAAGGAAACATTTGGGGATACCGCAAGCAGAGAAAATTTGATACGTAGAGCTTCTGAACGTGGAATATCTCCATATAAAGCGAGTAAAGCGGTGTTAAAAGGTGTTTTTGATATTGAAGTGCCATTGGGAAGTCGTTTCAGTTTGGAAGATTTGAATTATATAGTAATAAAATTCATCCAACACAATACAACTACAAATCTTTATGAATACGAACTAAAATGTGAGAATTCAGGAAGAATAGGAAATGAAAAAACAGGGAAAATAATTCCTATTGATTACGTAAATGGGTTAGGACGTGCTGAAATAATAGAACTCTTAATTCCAGGTCGTGATGAAGAAGAAACGGAAGCACTAAGAAAGAGATATTTTGATAGCTTTAATATGAAAGCCTATGGTGGTAATATTTCTGATTATAAGTTAAAGGTACATGAAATAGAAGGTGTAGGGGCTGTTAAAGTGACTCCTATATGGAAGGGTGGCGGAACAGTATTACTAACTATACTAGATAGTGATTTTAACCAAGCAAGTACAACTCTGATTAAAAAAGTTCAGGATATAATAGATCCTACAATGGATGCTCAAGGTCTGGGTGTTGCTCCAATAGGACATATTGTCACAGTTCAAGGTACAACTAATGTACCAGTGAATATTGCAACAACTATTTCTTTTGAACCAAACTATACATGGCCACTTGTGAAGTTAAAAGTTGAAGAGATTGTTAAAAAATATTTATTGGAACTTAGAAAAACCTGGGCTTTGAAAAATGAAATAACAAGCAATAATTTAGTTGTGAGAATTTCAAGACTTGAGGCTAGAATACTTGACGTGAATGGTATTTTGGATATTCAGAATACAACTTTAAATGGAAGTCCCAATAATTTACAACTTACAGAATATGAGATTCCGACATTTGGAGGTATATCTGTATGAAATTTTTAGAAATGATAAATGTAAATTTATTGGAATATTTACCTGATTTTATGCAGGAATATAGAGAAATTAGACAAATAATGAAAAGTGAAGAACCTGAATTTAAAACTTTGTGGGATTTATTTAAAAAGGTGTTTAATAATCAGTTTATACAATATTGTGATGAGAATGGAATAAGTAAATTTGAAGAAATGTTAAATTTACACAGGTATGAAAATGATACATTGGAAATTAGAATTTTCAGAGTTCTAACATACTGGAATGACCAAATTCCATACACCTGGAAAGTTTTAACTCAGAGATTGAACCAACTATGCGGAGTAGGAAATTATGAATTAAAGCCTAATTTCAATAATTATGAACTAGGAATAACAACTAAATTTGATGATTCTAGGAAATACGATGAGTTAAATAATATGCTAAAAATGATATTACCAGCAAACTTAGGATTTAAGAGTATCAACATACTTACTCCTAAATCTAAAAATAAAATTTATGTATCAAATGGGATAATAAGTTATGCGAAATACGAAATAATTGCAAAACTTCCGAATGTAGTATTTAGTATACACGCAACTGTAGGATTTATGCATGGTAAAAAATATATTATAGGAGAGTAAAAAATGGCAATATTTAAAGATACTACGATAACAGATAATGGAAGAGCATTAATAGCCGATACTTTAGCAAATAACAAACAGATAATTTTTACAAGGATGATTACATCAAGTAAAATCTATGAAGATTCAACCGATGTATCAAAATTAACAAATATAGATGAGATAAAGCAAACGGTAAGTATGTCTAAAATAAGTCAAGAAGGAACAAGAGTAAGATTAAATGCAGTGTTTACAAATTCAACAGTAAATACAAGTTATAAAATACAAACCATAGGACTCTATGCGAAAACCGGAACTGGAAACGAAATACTGTACAGTATAACTAGAGCGAAAGAACCAGATGTAATGCCTGCAACAAATGGAATAAATTTAGCAACAGTAGAAATTGACTTGATAACAGAAATTAATAATTCTAACGGAGCAACAATGCTTATGAATCCATCTACTTTAGTAACTACTTCAAATTTGGTTGCTGAATTAGAAAAAATAGCAGGACTAGAATTTGGTGGAAACATACAGGACATCGGCAATAAAACGA